GCAAAGATAAGTTCTTCATCTGTGAAGTTTATGGTAGCACCATCCTCTTCCCATAACTTCTTTATCTTCAAAGCGCAATTTGTAACATGCAATACATGCTCTACATAACCACCCACCATAGCATTATGGTAATGTGCTTTACCACTAGCAGGTGCTATTGACATTCTGTCCTCAAAGTAATCATACATTTCACGCAATCTAGTATGTCTTTCAGTATCAATTGTATCTTCGAAAGTATCATCAATAAGTTTCATCAACTTATCCCAATTTTCTATTATTTGCTTTTCTGTTAGTTGTTTCATTTTTTACCTCTTTATTTTTTTATTCACCAAACATATATTTTTCTACTGGTAAAGTATGTTCAAATGTATTTCTAATAATGAAAGGATTTATTTCATCAATATACTTTAGACTAACCCACCAATCTTCATAAGGTTTACTTTCTATGTTTGCTATGTTACCGGCTATTAAAATGTAGCCTTTAGATTCTAAATATTTTCTTGATTCCAATGCTAATTCTACATAACGAGTATCATAAATATTATGCTCATAAGTTATAACTTTAAAATCAATATTATCAAATGGTATTTTTCTTAACAATTCATAATTCATCTCGCAATC